AGGAAGCCGTGACCGCTCAGGTTGCTGGTGCAGATCTGCATCCGCACCGCAATCTGCGCGCTCATGGCGGCATAGCCGCTGATGCTCTCCATGTCGCCCAACTCAAACTTCGCGTCGCGGTCGAAGTAGACGTTGAACAGCTTGGAGTTCAGGAAGTACATCGAAGCCTTGTTCACGCCGCCGGAGCCGGTGAAGCCAAGGTTGGGCTCGATGTACATGGCAGCGCCGTTGAACTGCAACGCAAGCCGACCGGCCATGTTGCGCTCTTCGGTGGCGCTGGTGTAGCGCTCAAGCTGCTGCAACTCGTCCTTGTAGAGCCCGTAGCTGGTGGGGCTCGCCAAGATCAAGTCAACGTCGCCTTCGGGCGCGAACTGCTGGCAGTCAATCAGCAACTGCTGCATGACCTTCAGCCCGTTGGCCGCGAAGCTGCCGCTGCGGGTTTGGTTCTGCCAACTGGTCGGGAAGCCCGACTTCGCGATGCCGCCGACCGTGTTGGCTTGGCTGCCAAAGGCAACCTCCTCGAACCAGCCCGTGGCCGCGTCCAGACCGTTCAAGGTCTGCAGGTCGGTCAGGATGGTCGAGCTACCAGCGATCAACTGCTTCTCGACTTCGCGCTTGAACATGCCCATGGTCTGCTTGAGCCGAGCTTCAGCAATGCGCACAATCGCGCGCTCGCCCTTGTTGCTCAACTCTTCCTTGCGGGTGATGACGACCGGGGCGGTCGCGTCACACCAGCTGTAGGAAGCAGTGCGCATCGGGTCCTTCACCGCAAGCGACACGGCTTCGTAGCCGGTAGTCAACTGCGTGATGGTGGAGTGGTCGGTCAGGATGACGGGGCTGTCGACGTACGAACCGCCGTCGACCTCTTCGACGTTCCCAAGCCGCTGCACAGCATCCAAGAGCGGGATGATGCGGAAGGTGTTGTCAACTTCCTTGTCCCGCAAGATGCGCAGCGTGCTTGCAAGAATGTCGTTCTGCACACCAGTAGTGGTCGGCATGATGAACTCTCTTGCTGAAGTCAGGGGAGGGGAGGCGTGTCCGCAAAACGGGGCCGACGCGTTGCCTCAAGCGTGTCCGTTGGGGGCTTGCGGCAACGCGTTGATACCGTAGCTCAGGCACGAACCTTTTTCAACTGCTGGTAAATCTCCCACGCGCTTCCTTCGCGAATGTCGGGAGACACGACCTCGCGGCCCGGTTTTGAGCCACGGTCGCCGATGACCGCCGCCCGCTGCATCGCGCGCCTGCGAATGTCAGCTTTGGCTTGCTGCTCTTGCGATTGCTTGCTCAGCATCTTGCCCTTGACCATCCAGTACGCTGCATCCAGCGACAGGTTCTTGTCGGCCTGCAGCGCAGCGTAGACTTCCGACTTGATGGCAGGCTCAAGCAAGTCGGGGTGCTCTGCCTTGAAGCTCTCGTATCGGGTGACAGCTTCGCGCTTTTGCTGCTGTTGGCTGATGGGCTCCAGCACTTCCTTCAATCGCTGCGCGACCTTGGCCTCAATCGCTGCCTGGATGTGCTCGGGGTTGAACGGATCGAAGTCCTGGGGCATCGTGCCCGCTTGCTTCGCCAGCGTGTCCAGCAGACCGCTGTTGGCCAGCGCTTGCTGCTGGGCTTCCAGGTTCTTCTTCTCGCGCGCAAGCTCCTGCGCCTTGCGGGTCATCATCTTGCGCATCTCGGCCATCGCCCGCTGAACGTCGGGCGGCTGCGATGCGTAGACGGAATCCCACGATTCGCCGTCGCGCAGCCCTTCGGGCTCTGGTGCAGGGGCTGATGCTGCCTCCTTCGCCAGCCGCGCTTGCTTGGCTTCGTACGCGTCGAGCAGGCGGTTGACCTCGGCCTTGTACTTGTTGCCGGCTTCAGCGCCCCGCTTGCCTGCATCCGCCGGGGTGGCTGCTGCCACCTCGTCGGGTGCGTTGGTGGGTGCGGCTGCCGTGTCCGGTCCTGCCTGCGTCGACAGGTCGGGTGCAGTCGTCATCTGGGTCATTAGGCACGCTCCATCATCAAGTCTTCAGGCGAAGTCTCGACCTTGACTTCAACCTCGGTTTCGCCGCCTTCGCCGCCCATGAGCTTGGCAAACTCGGGGCTGTTGGCCAGCGCGTCGACCTTGCTGGCAAGCAACGCAACGTCGCGATCGTTGGTGACGTTGCTCAGCGTGATCTCGATGTTGGAGCCGCTCTCTGCCGCCGCGTCGCTAAGCATCGCAAGCCCGCGCACGAACTCGACAGGGAACGCGGTCTGGTCGCCGCTGAAGGTCGGGTAGTCGCCTTCCATGCCGCCGGCCTTCATCGCCTTGTTGAAGGCTTTGACCAGACCGTTGAGCGCAGCCGCGCTGAACTTGCCCTTGGGCACCTCAAGCATGGCGTCGGCTTCGTCCTGCAGCGCACCAGCCGCATCGCTGTACTCGTCTTCCATCATGGCCATGTCGTCTTTCATCACGCCCTCACACTTCAGGGTTGGGGAAGGTCTCGGCCATCGCAATCGACGTCGAGCCCGTGTCTTGTAGCACACGCTGAAAAGTCGAGATGTTGCGCTCGTGCCGGTCCTTCTCGGTAGCAACGCGGCTAATCTCGCGCTCCACCTCGCCGTCTTCAACCTCGCGCAGATTGCGCGCAGCCATGACCTGCTCTCGATGCTTGCGGTCGCGCAGCTTCATGTTCAAGCCGCGGTCATGGTAGCCGTCCCATGGCGTGTCGCCCCACGACCACACGGTTTTGGCTGGCGCTGACACCAGCCGCACCAGCAAGCCGCCGCAAAGACCGCACAACACTTCATCGTCGCGGCGCTCGTACTTGCGCACAAGCTCAACCTTCTGGCATGCGCACACATATTCGTACAACGGCATTAGACAACGCCCCCCTGCGGCAAGATGCTGGCGATGTTCTCGGGCGATGGGCCGGCCAGCATGTTCGCCATCGCTTGCTCTGGTGCTGCGGGCAAGCCGGGTGTCTGTGCCGATGTGCCGGTTGCTGGCACATCTTTGGGCAGGAAGTCTTCGGGCAGGTCATAGCTGCGCACCAGCGCCTTGAGGATGGTCGCGGGCTGCACACCGAGCTGCGTCAACAACGGCACCAGGGCTTGCAACTCCTGCTTCTTCACGCTGTCGCTCATCGGCGTGCTGCCGCTGTCTTGCGCGTAGAACGCAAAGTCTGCGGTCAGGTCATCGGCACGCACGACTTGTGCTTTGCCCTGCAGCCGCACGATGATGTCGCCGTTGTCCATCAACGTGGCCAGCATGACAACGTAGGTCTGCGCTGCCTGCGCAATGGCTGCATCTCGTTCACGGGCTTGGCGTCCGATCTCGCTGGCGCTGTATGCCGCAAGCGCTGTGACTTCGGTGGCCGTGGCCTTCGTCGCCTGCCCACGGGTGAACGGTGCCATCACGCTACCGCGGCTGAAGTCGCTGTCGACTTGCTGCAGGTAGGCTTCAAGCTCTGGTGGCGTCGGGCTGTGCGGCACGGGTGCGATGGCCGTGCGCATGTCTTGGCCTTCGCTGGTCTCGATCTCGATGAACTCGCCGTCTTGGCCTTGGGCAATCTTGGCCATGGCTTCGGGGTCCAACACTCCCTTCTTGACCATCCATTGCCGCGCTGCCTTGCGCACACCGTTCGCTTGGAACGTGCGGATGGTGTTGACCTCGACGACTTGATCGTACACACGGCGCAACGCGCTGTAGCCGCGCAACGGCTCGTCGGGCTCGCGGCTCATGTAGATGGGCACGATGGGCACAATCGGGCGGTCGCTGCTGGTGCGGAACGGAATGTCGGCGAACTTCTCCTGCTCGGGCTCGCTCTCGTCGTCACCATCGGTCGCGCCGATGTAGAGCGCCACGCCGTCGTACAGGAACTTGTTGCCCTCTAAGAAGTCGGGCGACCACACCACCATCTTGTCGGCGACCAGATCGTAGAACTCCACCACCAGGATGTAGTCATCCGTGACCTGCTCCACCGGGTCGGTCGCGCGTCGGTAGGCTGGCGTGTTGTCGTCGTCTTGGTTGTCGAGGAACCGGCTAAACGTGCGCTTGCTGTACTTCTTGTTGCCGTACTTGGTCTTGGCAACGTCGAGGGGCAGAAAGTAGCGATGGCCGATGTAGCGCTGCGTTGCCCAGCTGCTGGCCGTGTCATCCACCAGCACATCCCATGGGCAGATCGGCGTCATGTCCACACGGTTCAGCACATCGGGCGCGTCGCTGGCAGTCAGCTTCAACGCTGCCCAGGGGTAGATCAACGCAAGCCGCATGCCGTCTTCGATCTGCCGCCGCGTCGAGATGAGCCAGTTGTTCGCGATCTCCTGCGTTAGCTCCGCGTTGCCATCGCCGCGTATGTCCGGCTTGACCACAACAGACGGGTCTCGCACGAACAACGAAGCAACGTAGCTCTCGACCAGCTCATAGGCGCGGCTTGTCTCGATCAGCAAGCTGTCGTCATAGTCGGGGTTGCGCTTCCAGTACCGCATCAAGTACGCGTTGCGGAGTCGGCGCATCTCAGGACGGCGATCGTCCCAGTATCGACAGTGCGCGTCGTAAAGCTGTCGGGCAACCTTCGGCGTGATCATGCGGTGGTTCTCCAGGGTAGGGCCTTGCTGCGGATTCGGGCAACGCGTCGGTCTCGGATGAACGCGTCCATGCTGCTCTGCTGCGCTTCGCGTCGCTGGCTTGCGGGTGCTGCTCGCACGCATCGGTACGCCAGCGCCATGGCCATAGCAAGGTCATCATGCAGGCCGACCGGCGCTTCAGGCGTCACCTTGCGGACCTCCAGCGCGCGTAGCTCCATCAGCGTGTTCTGATCTAAACACCAAATCAACCGCCCGCGGATGTGCTCGCGCAACGTCTCGCACGCGTCGAGCTTCGACTTGACCGTGGTGACCCATGGCTTGCCGTTGGCGTCTGCCCACAGCTTGCGGTAGCGCAGCCGGTCAAGCTCGCGCAACACCACATGGCCGTGGTTGTTGCTCTCGCAGAGTACCA